CCGTTAATGTAGCCATATCTTAAAACCCCCAAGCTCTTTTTATCTGTTTCGTACTAAATTGTGATTTGCGAAGGAAACGGGAGCCTTCCTTTTGCTCCAGCTTATGATAACCGTCCTTTACCTGCTCGGCTTGAGAAGGAATCTTAACTTGATTGCCAATGGAAAAACCTTCGCTGGCTATGCAACGCTCGTAATCCATCCCCTCAACCGTGAGTCTCTTTGTTCCTGGTGGAACGATCTTCTCGATTAAGTGGCCCTTTTCAGAGAGAAAGGAATAAATGGGCATTTACTCCTCCTCTTCATCTTCAGCCTCGGCCATTGCGCGAAGCATATCCTCTTCCGCATCCAAGTCTTCCTCTTCAGCTTTGGCTTCATGCTCTACATACTCAATGGGTGCGCCGTTAGCGGTCTTCAGTTCAATGTGGGCAGAGTCACCGTCCACATTCACCAGTTCACCTTCAACACTATCAAGGACAACTGCATCACCCACTTCTGGGGAAACATCGCCTCCTTCATCTGAATCCGCAGCTAATGCTGCCAATGGAATTTTAATCATTTCGCAACCTTCTTCCTTGTCTTTACCGGAATGACCGTGGTGAGGGGGTTTCCCCCCTCCCACGGCAATAATAAGGGTTACTCCACCTTTAGGTTTCATAACTTGATTAGCTGTTAGGCAGTTGAATTGCTCTTACTACGCATGATTGAGTAGTAGTTGCAGTTCAATCGTAACGCAGTCCAGAACATTTTTATTCCGCAATTCGTTAGCTGATTTAAGGGGTCAGTCTTGTCAGCTTGATCGGTGATAATCACCTTCGGGCTGAACGGAGACTGACTTGCCAATTCTGGAACACCGTAAGCCTGTTGACCTGTGAAGATCGTGGCATAGATGTTCGCTCCGGCTGCACGATCTTTCGTGCCAGCAGCGGAGTAGGCAAAACGGTCATCATCTTCAGATGAATACACCGAAGACCATCCGTTGGTCGTGGTTACGAATTTACATCCGTAAAGAGAACCAACTTCTCCCTTGTAGAGTTCCTGCACATTGCTGTACTGGCTGGCATTCAACCACTCACTGATTTGCATGATGTCACTCAACACCTGTGGGCTGGTAAGCGCAGCGTACATCCCGCCCTTGGCAGGTTGTGAACGATTCACTTTCAGCTTGGTTACTGCGTCCAGAATGGACGAAGCAGACATCACGGTGTCAGTGCCGGTGGCAGCATCAAAGGTGGAGTAGTCTGTGCCGCCATCAGCGTACTGCTCGGTGAGCGAGTCGCTGTTGTCGAGGGCCGAACCGTCTCCATTCTCTTTTGCTGTGCCAGCAACATTAGAACCAACAACCGTGTTACGGGTGATGGTGTCCATGTCGAGTGCGGCATCTTCACCGTTGGTCTTGATCGACTGCTGTAAGCTGTTGAACAAGTCCGTTGCGGTGAGAATGTCAGTCAATTTAATGACCTGACCGCGTTGTGATAGTGACTTCTCAATCTTGGAGAGTGAGAGGTTGCGAGTTCCGCTAGGTGCAGTGCCTTCGGTCAGAGCTTCAATGTCTGACGTTGAGGGTGCGCCGAAGCGGAACATGGTAATCGCCTTGTGACCCGCCTTCGCTGGAAGGGGAGCCTTTTCGGCGAACTGATCCATAACCAATGCCTGAACAGCGTAGGACAGCAATTTCTTGCTGAAATAGTTCTGATACTGGTTGGATAATGTTGAGGTTGTAGTAGGCATAAGCCTGTTATCCTTTTCTTTTTAGTCAGCCAAACGTGACACAATGTGATACCTAGGGCATTAAAGATCATCGTCATGGGCCATGGCGGCTCGCAGTAAATGCTGCGTTTGCTCGTCATCGCTCATGTCATCAAATCCCTTATCTCCGTCAGGTTTCCCATTGGTGTATCCACCCGTGACTGACAATTTCTTTTCCAGTTTGTTATATTGTTCCTGTAGTTCAGACAGTTCAGTTGAGGCGTTCTTCCCTTTCTCCGCTTCCATTTGCATTAGTGCGCCATTGACTGCTGCTTGTAATCCGTCTGGCATATTTGCCACCTGTGGATGTTGTTTCAGCAGTGCATTCGCTTTTTGGGCTAACTCGGTGTTTACGTCACGAAGGTCAGGGTGCTGATTCATCAACTCCTGGCGTTTGGCTTCAAAAACCTGTGCGCTCTGTTGTTGACGGCTTTGCGCCACTGCTTGATTCTGCTTCTGGGAAAGTTCATCAACCTTCCTGTCAGCGGCTTCAGCCAGCTTTGTTTCGCCTTCATCCCTGAAACCTTTCGCGGCTTCCTCGTAGTCCTTGGCAGTATGACCATGCTCATCGCGGTATCCGTGGGTGGCAGCGATTTGTTGTCGCTGCTGTTCCAGTGCCGCGTGAGCCTGATTTATTGCCTGCCGATCCCGTTTGTTTTGTTCCTTAACCTCATTGGCTTCGGCCCAAGTCTTATTCAAACGCTCTCGGTTCTTGGCGTACTTACTCTTCTTTTCTTGCGGAGAAGGGGCTTGCGCCTCTTCCTCTTCTGTCAAAGAACTTTCAGGTTCTTTATCCGTACTGTCTGCCTCCGGTTCCGGTGGAGATTCCTCCGGTTCAACTTCAGCTTCGGTTTCTTCCACTGCCGGATATTCATCCCCGTCTGGAGATTCAATAACCATGCTCGGCTCTTCCCCCGCTTCCAACGCAGCATCATACTGTGTGGCAGCGGCCAATAGTTGTTCGGCGGTTACTTCGCCGGATTCTTCTGGCATACAATACTTCCCTATGACTGCTTAATCCTCGTCGTGTGTTCGCAATCAATACACACGCCGTGCTGTGGGGTCTTCACTCACCGAACGTCCGACCCCGAATACGTCCGATGAAAAATCTTCTTCCGGCTCAACATCGCGAGCCAAGGCTTCAAACGTGTGAACCGTGGTACGCATCCCGTTGGCGTACCCTGCCTCAAACTTCAATTGGTTGGTGTCACGTTGTGATACTACAGCCGCGTTTTGTCGCAACACCATGTTCAATAAAATCCTCCTGAACTTCCGTCCGGACCTGGACACAAGAAACTGCCGGAGCGTGGCAACATCTTCAGCCTCCCACTCCACTTCATCTATCCAAGGCATATGGCCCGACAGCTTCCAAGCAACCCGAATAAATCTAATGAACCTGCTCATTAATAATCTCCCTGTTGCACCACTGCTTCAGTCTCCTCCACCATCTGCGCTTCTTGCGCTGGCATTTGGCCTGTCATCGCTGCGACTTGCATCTGTTCCTGTTCCTCCTTGGAAGGCATGAAGCCCAGTTGCACCAGAAATCCTTCAACATCTTTCCTTAACGCCCGTGCGTTATTCGTGTCCACCTGTTCGTAGGCATTGAGAAGTTCACCGAGTCGCGAGCTAATAGCCTGTTGCCCCTGTGGGCTGACCATCACGCCGGTCTGCGCTGACCTTTCAAGGAACTGCATGATGACCCCGATGCGTACCCGCGCATCAATGCCTTGCTGCACTGGAATCTGTTCACCCACCAGCAATGCCGGAATCAGTTTCTTCTCGGCAATTACCTCATCACCCTCCTTCTGGTTCGGGTCTTGAACCAAGCGGGGAACAAGGGAGGGGTCTTCCAGTTCAAGAATACTTTTATCCAGTTCAACTTGGTTGATCCAAGGACTGTTCATAAACAACTGTTTCCTCTGGATTGCCTTGTTAAGAAGCATGGCTTTACTTACCATGTCCATGCCTCCCCGTGGTTCCAGTTGGTAATCCTCATGGAGTGCCACCGGATCAAGCTGCAATGAATCCTCCAAATAACGGTACTGTAAATCCTTCTTATCAAACTGTAACAACAACCCCCATGCCTGACGGAAACAATCACCTAAAGCCTGACGGAAGAGACGCAAACGCAAGTCCATGTTTTGTTGGGATTGAGCGTTGATAGACTCAATCTCCGTGGCCGTGCGGCGATCCCTGTCGGCCATGATTCCATAGTCCGGAACGGTAACTCGCTGCTCGGCAATCGACTGCGTTTGCATCATATCCTTGTCAAAGTCCATTGGGGTGTTGGGCATTTGAACAGGGGCAATACCGAAGGGAAGTATTTGCCCAGGATTAAGGCGCAGGTTAACTGAATTGGGCAGGTCACGTTCTGCCTTAAAGAGGGGTTTGTTGAACAAGGTGGACGCATCCATCTTTTCGTTCCATGTCTTGTTGAGGGACGCTTCAAAGTTTGAAAGCATCTCACACACGCCACGCGGGGAGAACCAACCTCCATCGGTGATCTCGTACTTGGCAGAAGCGAACGGAGGTTGCCCGTGGTCATAGGGAACCTTCATGGAATCCCTTAACTTCACCTCTGGGGCTTGGGGAGAAAAGGTTTCCATCTCCCACTCACCGTCCTTGTTGTGCTGGTACACTTCCCACACCACCACTTGATCTTTCTCCGGCGAAAAGGTTAACCCTTCACGGTTGAGCTTGTTATCCTTTAGCTCGTTACTGATACCGGCATCCTCCTCCTGGTTGCCGACAATCTGTTTTATCACCTTGTCGCTGGTGTCGTAAATTCCTGCTCGCTTGTAGCTTTCCAAGCTCATGGGGATCACCTGCGTAATGCGGTCTGCCCCCGAAATTTCCTTTGTCCATGGCGGCACAATTATGTGCATGGGATCGATGGCCTGAAACTCCACCCGTTTCTTGTCCGGATTCCATATCGTCTTGATGATCCCGTGACCACTGACCAGCATGTGGTCTATCCAACTCATTACCTCCGTGGAGTAGTTGCTTTTCTCATGGAGCTTATAGGAAAACCAATGTTCTGCTGCGGAAGTGAATCCTGCCAATTGGCTTCGCATAGGAACAAAGGTGGCAAGTACATCCAACCCCATGGCTTGCTGAAAGAAGGCTGGCTTGAGCTTGTTAATGGTGGTGTCAATCAGCGGGAAGTGCATATCAGCCGCGTTAGGCCAAGGCTTCACTTTCCGGCGCAACCCGTCATTTCGCATCCGATACCAGATACTCTGCCTTTGCTCCCAGCGGGAGCGGCTTTTGATGTCATCAACAATCAGACTGTAAAGTTTTTGGCTCATTTACGCTTTTTACGTTTAGGCAGCTTCTTGCTCTTGGGGGTTTCCTTTTCCCATTGCTTCGCCATTTCTGGGTCATTAGCGTACATCCACTTCCTCTGGGCTTTGCTCTTGAAAGGCATTACCGTCCTCTCCCCCTGTTACGGTTACGGTTGCCCTTGGGTGGCTTATTAGCTTTCACCTGCTTTTTCGTGGGCTTTTCCGCTCCGTACTTGTTGGGTTGCTTCATAAATTCAAATAAGT